TCTGACTTCAAAACAAAGTCAATGCAGACCGTAGAGTTTGGTAAGAATATCACGGATGTGAAGATTACAAGAGATCATACCGAAAGAGTCACAGTTCTTATTCCACTCGGAGCAAAGAAGACAGTGACTGATGAAAATGGCAACGAAACACAGAGTGAAGACCGAGTAGATATTACTTCCGTGAATGGTGGCAAGAATTACATCTATGACGATGCAGCAGTAAAAGAGATTGGTTGGATTTGGAAGTCTGAGGTATGGGATGATGTGACTCTTCCAGGCAATCTTCTAAAGAAAGCAAAATCAAGACTATCCGACCTTGTGAATGGAGTTACCAGTATTCAGCTTACAATCGTGGATGAATCTGATACTGGCGCTGATATTGGAGATATCCGTGCCAGGATGTATGTAGAGTGTATCTCAAAGCCACATGGTATTAACGGAACTTATCTTTGTGTGAGCAGAACACGGGATTATCTGAATCCTTCCGGCAATACCATAACTATTGGAGCGAGCGGTGTAACACTTTCTGCATCTACGGTTAAGCAGGATAAAAATATAGCTGCCATTGAAGATGATCTTCTTGGCAAGACCTATAAGATTGAAACAATCAGCGGTGAGATTAATACCATTAATGCACAGAAAATGTACCGTACAGAACTTGTGGTTGATGGAGTGAATATCTTCAAAAATAAAGGTCAGGCAAGCACAATGCGATGCAAGGTCTATTCCTGGGATAAAGACATCACGGATACACTTGATGCAGAGTGCTTTGTATGGCATCGAAAGTCCTCTGATGAAGAGGCGGATACCGAGTGGGATAAGAATCACATAGGCATGAAACAAATAACGATTACGACTGAGGACGTGTTAGACAATGCGTCCTTTTATAGTGAAATAAAACTTTAGGAGGAATTTCAATGGCTACAATTTTAACATCCAGTCAGCAGACATTCGTGGATATCACAGACCAAAGAAAGCTGTCAGCATATATCACATCTAATCTTCCAAAGACTCAGAGTGAAGATCCGAATGTTCTGCCGCACACTTATGCACCAAGCTGGGCAAGCACAAATCTTGTATTAACTCCTGTTCTTTTCTTGGATCAGACCAATGTATCTCCAACAGCAAGTGGAGTGACGATTTCATGGAAGAGAAAAGATGGGGTGGCATCTGAGACAGTACTGACAAATGGTGAAACTGTCAAAAATGGAGTTTTGACAGTAAATCAGAATAAGCTGTCAGCATCTTCATCCGGGATGATTACCTATATTTGCTATATCAGTTACTACGATTCTGAAACAAAGAACACGATTAACATCACAGCTGATATTACCTATACCCTGGTAAAGAATGCAGAAAATGCAAAGTTGTGTACAGTGAGCAGTGATACCTATGTTTTTAAGTATGATACTTCACAGGTCTTAGTTGGTGCATCGCAGGCAACTCTTACGGTACAGGTGCAAGGTGTAACCGTCAGCAAATGGCAGTATAAGAACAGCAGTGGAGCGTGGGCAGATTATCCTACAACTTCCGACAATACTTCCATCACTGGCGGAACTTTGGTGGTAAAGCCTATACACAGTGTTTTTGTAAATAATGTGGCACAGATCAGAGTCACTACTTCAGAGAATGACGTATATGACACGCTTACCATCAGCAAGATTTATGATGGGGCAAAAGGTGATAAAGGTAATCCTGGTTCAGCCGGAACAGGAGGTCTTTCGGTTGTCCTTGGAAATGAGGCACAGACGATTGCCTGTACTTCAGAAGGAAAGACATCTGCTGCAAGCACGATTAGTATTCCGTTTAACGGATATGTTGGTATTACGCAGACTGCTTGTACTTGTGCAGTTGGAACACTGCCTACAGGAATTACACTCAAGACCAATACTGCTGCAACAGCCAGTGCGACAGGTAAACTGGAGCTTGCCGTAGCTGCATCTTCAGACTTTGGAAGTGCATCGACATTGAATGGAAATATTACACTGACATTTACCATTTCAGGAAAGGCAGTCACAAAGATATTCACTTGGACTAAATCAAAGGCAGGAAGTAATGGTGCTAACGCTATTGTCTTTTCCATCTATGCTCCAAATGGAACAATTGTGCAGAATCAGTCCGGCAGTATTCAGCTTGCCACTTCTGCCTACAGCGGAACAACGGTAATCACAGCTGCCACCTATCAGTGGGCAAAATATGCTGATGGTAAATGGACAAATATCAGCGGAGCAACAACGAGTACTTTGACCGTCAGTGGATCAGATATTATCAATATCCAGTCTTATCGATGCACCATGACCTATGGTGGAAAAATCTATGCGGATGTGATCACTGTAGAAGATAAGTCAGATCCGTATGTGTCGGAGATGCTTTCTATCGGTGGTTATACCGTCAAAAATAACCTTGGTGGTGTGGTTCCGTATATTATTGTTCGTACCAATCAGAAGGAAGTAGATGCACTGCTTGGAAACATCAGCGAAACGGCACCGTCCAGTCCCGCAAGCGGAGCTTTCTGGTACAAGGTCGACCACAGTGCAAAGACGGTAACTTTGATGAAATACAACGGTTCTGCCTGGACGAATGCAACGGAAAAGCAGAGCCTTACCTACACCTGGTGTGCACAGGATAAAGACGGCAAAGAAAAGACCTTTGACAAGACGGGCAAGGTTATCTATTTATCCGCAGCCGATATCGACAGCATCATGACCTTGCAGTGTGATGTTTCAAAATGATGGGAGGTGTGAAAAGTGGCACTTTTGACTTCCTGCCAACACACCTTTCAGAGTGTTGCGGCGTATGAAGATGCGTTGGGTGATGTGGAAACACTGAAGATTCAGGTGCATGAGTGCTACTCTGAAATCACCAAAACATCTAATGAGATATTAAGCTCGGTAAAGGATACCTATATAGAAAAATCAGATATAGAGAAAATTCAACAGGATTTTCAAACAAGCATTACACAAAACAGCAGTGAGATTCGTATGGATTTCACTGCTATTACTGATGAGATTAAAAATAATGTGGCAACGAACCAGGAACTTTTGGAAGAATATATCCGATTCAAAGGAGCATTGATTGAACTGGGTAAAGTCGGAAATGCATTCACTGCTGAACTCTCCAATGAAGAACTGGCATTCAAAGAGAATGGTCAGAAGATTGCATATATCTCGAATCAGAGCTTGGTTATTACAAATGCAGAAATACGAAACAAACTGTCCTTGGGAAATGATGCCAGAGGATGGTTTGATTTTATTCCAAGAACTAACGGTAACCTTTCAATCAAGTGGAGGGGACCTGTATCGTAAAAGGAGGATGATTTTTAATGGCATCAAGCGGAAGTATTACAACAAATGAATGTCAAGGGCGTTCAGTTACACTTTCTTGGTCTTTATCTAGTCAAAATATAGAGAAAAATACATCGACTATATCATGGGCATTAAAAGGTTCCGGTTCTGGTGGAGGATGGGTAAAGTCCGGTGGCTTTAAGGCAGTCATCAATGGCACAACGGTATACTCAACTTCAACTGACAGCCGCATCCAATTGTACAATGGAACGACTGTCGCATCTGGATCGATAACTATTGCACATAATGCAGATGGTACAAAATCATTCAGTCTGAGCTGTCAGGCGGGTGTTTATACTTATGCGGTAAATGTAACGGCAAGTGGTACGCATACGTTAAATACTATCCCAAGAGCTTCGTCAGTAAAAGCATCAAATGTTAACATGGGAAGCACTGCAGCCATTACGATAAGCAGGGCATCTTCTTCCTTTACACATACCTTGACGTATAAGTTTGGAAATGCATCGGGGACGATAGCCTCAAAGACTTCATCGACTTCTGTGTCATGGACTCCGCCTGTTTCACTGGCAAGTCAAATCCCATCAGCTGTTTCAGGTACTTGCACGATTACATGCGATACCTATAGTGGTTCTACAAAGGTTGGTTCTAAAACTTGTACTCATACACTTACAGTTCCATCTTCGGTAAAACCCGTTATCGGTAATCTGTCAGTGACAAGAGTGGATGGAGATGTGCCTTCATCATGGGGGATATATATTCAGACAAAATCTAAAGCAACCATCCAAATAACGGGTGCTGCTGGAAGTTATGGATCAAGTGTTAAATCTTACAGTATTAGTGGAGGTGGATATTCAGGAACAGCAGACACGCTTACAACAGGATTCTTGAATACTTCCGGAACGATTACATTTACTGCCACAGTTACAGACTCCAGAGGGCGAGTATCGGATGCAAAAACAACATCCATATCTGTTGTGGCTTATTCTCCGCCATATATAAATTCCGTTGTTTCTCAAAGAGCATTGAGTAATGGAACGCTAAATGATGATGGAACATATATCCGTGGAGTTGTATCTTTTGGCTATTCATCATGTGGCGGAAAAAATACACTGAGCTGTTCCCAGTTCTACAAGAAAAACTCTGATGTAAATTGGATGAGCGGTGGAGTATCTTTTCGTTCAGATACACCTTTCACATTTGGAAATGGCAAGATATCTACGGAAAGTACCTACGATGTCAAATACTCATTGACGGATGCCTTCTGTACAATTTCGGCTCAGGATATTGTTTCTACTGCAGCGGTGGTGATGGATTTCAAAAACGGCGGTAAAGGCGTGGCAATTGGAAAAGTATCTGAAACAGACAGCTGTTTTGAAATAGCCTCCTCTTGGAGTATTAAGAAAAAAGGTTCTGTAGAATCTGATTTTGTCATCTCTCAAGGCATCAGTGGTATTTGGACTTATCGTAAATGGAAAAGTGGAATTGCAGAATGCTGGTGCAGAAAGACCATAACCACCAATATCACAAACGTCTGGGGCGGTTTATATACTTCCGGAAGATTGGATGCATTAGATATTTCTTTTCCTTTTGCGTTCAAGTCTGTCCCAGTTGTTACTGCAAATCTGACTGCGAATTGGGCCGGTGCGATTCTGATGGTGCCTGGTGATTGTAAAGATGCATCTACAACATCAACCGGTACCTTTGAATTAGCAAGAGGCTCTGCGATAGCTGGAAAAAGTTATGTTGTAAATTTCCATGTTATTGGAATGACCTAATATTGGAATCAGGCATCTCTTCGGAGGTGCTTTTTTCATACATATTTTTAAGAAATGGAGGAATAAACAATGAAGGAATTTTGGAACGGAATACAGATTGTATTCACTATGATCGGCGGTTGGCTCGGATATTTTCTAGGAGGCTGCGATGGTCTTTTAATTGCCCTTGTGATGTTTGTAGTAATGGATTACATCTCAGGGGTTATGTGTGCCATTGCAGATAAGACGTTATCCAGCGAGGTCGGTTTCAAGGGCATCTGCAGAAAGGTGCTGATTTTTGTTTTAGTGGGCATGGCAAACATTCTCGATGTCCAGGTAATTGGTACAGGAAGCGTTCTTAGAACTGCAATTATCTTTTTCTATATTTCCAATGAAGGTATATCACTTCTAGAAAATGCAGGATATTTAGGACTTCCTATTCCAGAAAAAATCAAAACAGTTTTAGAGCAGCTCCATGACAGAGCAGAAAGAGAGGAAAAATAATATGACTTACACAAATTCAAAATTAGTATCTTACACAAAACTCAGTCCAAATCATTCAGGACATAGAACACATTCCATCGACAGAATCACACCCCACTGCGTGGTGGGACAGTGTTCTGTAGAAACTTTAGGAAATATCTTTGCACCGACTTCCAGACAAGCAAGCTGCAATTATGGCATCGGCCCCGATGGAAGAGTCGGAATGTATGTGGAAGAGAAGAATCGTTCTTGGTGTTCTTCATCTAATGCGAATGATCAGAGAGCCGTCACGATTGAATGTGCATCCGATACTAAACATCCATATACTATGAACAGCACTGTGTATGCAACTCTTATTAAGCTTTGCGTAGATATCTGTAAACGTAATGGAAAGAAGAAACTTATCTGGCTTGGGGATAAAAATAAGACTCTGAATTACTCGCCAAAATCTGACGAAATGGTACTTACAATTCACAGATGGTTTGCCAATAAGTCTTGCCCGGGAGATTGGCTTTACTCAAGACTTGGTGATCTTGCATCAAAGGTCACTGCACAACTTGGTGGTTCTTCTTCTGGTGGTACAACTGCAAGTGGATTATATAGAGTCAGAAAATCTTGGAATGATGCAAAATCACAGAAAGGGGCATTCAAGTCACTAGATAATGCAAAGAGATGTGCTGCATCAAATCCCGGATACTTTGTCTTTGATGAAAACGGAAGAATCGTAGGCTCTACTAGCTCAAGTACCAAAACGTTAGACGAGCTTGCAAGAGAAGTTATTCGTGGAAATTGGGGTAATGGAACTGAAAGAAAAAATCGCCTCACTGCCGCAGGTTATGATTACAATGCTGTGCAAAAAAGAGTCAATGAACTTTTAAAATAATATAGATTACATAGACATGAGCCTGTCTGCATTCTTCGGAGTGTGGACAGGCTCTATTTTTTGTAAAAAGCGTCCTTTTGATGCTATTCCCGAGGCTACTAGTTAGGAAGAGCAAAACAAGGAAAAAAGAAAAATAAAAAGTTTTTCAAAAAACGTCCTTTAGAGCATCTTCCAAAGGCTAACAGTTAGAGAGAAACAAATCTCTCGGAAACGGAGGTGCAGTGATGAAACATAATCTTCACATTAGTGTTTCAGACAAGCCACAACGAAACGGCATGGTTTCTTGTAAAAGCATCAGCATGAGAGAACGATTCCTGCGTATGCTCTTTGGCAAAAAGCAGAAGATCGTGATTCTTGTTCCTGGTGATGCAATCGAGGAACTTGCCATCACAAAAATTACGGAAGGAGGTAGACCATGAACAAAGTAACAGAATTACTAGACGCTGTTGGTGGTGTCATCACTTGTGTTCGTAACCTGGCAGATAGTCTCCAAGTGGTAGCAGATGTTCTTACAGATATGAAGTCTGTAGAAGTCATTGATGCTCAGCCTGTAGCACAGATTCCTGAAAAGGTAGAAAAACCTAAGAAGGAAAAAGCCAAGGTATACACATTAGAAGATGTCAGAGGAGTTCTAGCCGAAAAGAGCCAGAACGGACTTACTGCAGAAGTAAAGGGATTGATTGCTAAATACGGTGGCAGCAAGTTATCCGATATCGATCCTAAGAATTATGCAGATATCATCAAAGAGGCGGAGGTGCTTGGAGATGAGTAAACACGCATTCCTTTCACCTTCGAGTTCTCACAGATGGCTCAACTGTACACCTAGTGCAAGCCTTGAGTCAGAGTTCGAGAACAAAACAAGCCAGGCAGCAGAAGAAGGAACAGCTGCTCATGCTCAATGTGAACACAAGCTTAAGAAGGCACTCCGCATGAGAAGTAAAAGACCTGTATCATCCTATGACAGTGATGAAATGCAGGAACACACAGATGCATATGTGGACTTCGTCTTGGAACAGCTTGATATTGCAAAACAGAATTGCAAGGATCCATTGGTGCTGATAGAGCAACACGTAGACTTTTCTGATTATGTGCCGGACGGCTATGGCACAGCAGACTGTGTGATTGTATCTGATGACAGATTACATATCATCGATTTCAAATATGGAATGGGAGTTCTTGTTGATGCAACAGACAATCCACAGATGAAATGCTATGCACTTGGTGCGCTTGCTATCTATGACAGCTTATATGACATCAAGGAAGTATCAATGTCCATCTTCCAGCCACGCAGGGAGAATGTGAGTACCTGGACAATCACAGTTGATGAACTCAAGACCTGGGCAGAAGAAGTTTTAAAGCCAAAGGCTGAAATGGCCATGAATGGCGAGGGCGAATACTGTCCTGGTGAATGGTGTACCTTCTGCAGGGCAGCAGTCAGATGCAGAGCAAGAGCAGAAGAAAAACTGAAACTTGCACAGGAAGAATTCAAACTTCCGCCACTTCTTATGGATGAGGAAATCGAAGAAATCTTATCGGTAATTCCTGATCTTACAAAGTGGGCAAATGAAATTATGGCTTATGCCACTGAATCTGCAGTAAACCACGGCAAAGAGTGGAACGGATTCAAGGTTGTTGAAGGTCGCTCGGTTCGTAAATATAAGGACGAATCAGCAGTGGCAGAGGCAGCCAAGGAAGCAGGCTATAAGGACATTTACCGTCAGTCACTTATTACTCTTACAGAGATGCAGAAACTGATGGGTAAAGCAAACTTTGAGGAAATATTGGGTGACCTCATTATCAAACCACCCGGAAAGCCAACTCTTGTACCAGACTCGGACAAGAGACAAGCAATCAATGTTACAAACGCTAAAAACGAATTTAAAATGGAGGATTAATGATTATGGCTAATGTAAACAGAACTAAAGTTATTACAGGTAAAAACACAAGACTTTCTTATTTCCACGGATGGGAGCCAGTATCAATCAATGGAGGTCCTGAAAGATACAGTGTATCTGTTCTTATTCCAAAGGATGATAAGGAAACAGTAAAGGCAATCAATGATGCGATTGATGCAGCTATTGAGGAAGGCATCGCAAAGTTCGGTGGCAAAAAGCCTAACAAGGCAGCAATCAAGCTTCCTCTTCGTGACGGTGACACAGAGCGTGAGGACGAGGCTTATGCCGGACATTGGTTCATCAATGCCAACAGTAAGACAGCACCACAGATTGTTGATAAGTCCGTAAAGCCTATCCTTGACCGTGATGAAGTGTACAGTGGCTGCTATGCAAGAGTTTCTCTTAACTTCTATGCGTTCAACTCTAATGGTAATAAGGGCATTGCCTGTGGTCTTGGCAACATTCAGAAGATCAGAGATGGTGAGTCACTTGGAGGAAGAACATCAGCAGTAGATGACTTCACAATTGAAGAGGATGACGATTTCTTATCTTAATCTGACCTGACCTTATTATTTCCTGTGGACGGTGTGAAATACCACCGTCCCATTATAAACGATATTACGAATATACGAGGTAAACGATATGAACGAATTATATGAATTAGCAAAGCAGGTTGACGTACTTATCATTTTCTGCTTTTTAATGGGTGCTGCAATCTACGGTATTGTAAGTACAATCATGGATGGTATCTGGCTTGTGCGTGACAGCATCAAGAAACACAGAGCCAAGAAAAGTGAAAAGAAAGAATCAACTGAAGAATAAGCATATGGGCGGTGGAGGTTATCCTCTGCCGTCTATTTTGCTTTGGAAGGAAGTGAAATAATGAAATCAATCAGTATTGATATAGAAACCTACTCCAGCATAAGTCTGCAGAAATCCGGTGTTTACAAGTACACAGAGAGTGATGATTTTGAAATCCTTTTATTCGGTTATTCAGTCGATGGTGGTGAAGTTAAGGTTGTTGACCTGGCAATGGGAGAAATGATACCAGCCGATATTATTGATGCCTTAACGGATGATGGAGTAATAAAGTGGGCGTTCAATGCACAGTTTGAAAGAGTCTGCTTATCCAGGTATCTTCGTGATAATGGTGTATCTCTTAAGGGATATTGTCTTGATCCTGTGTCATGGCGTTGCACCATGATATGGTCAGCTACACTCGGACTTCCGTTATCTCTTGAAGGAGTAGGTGCCGTTCTTGGACTTGAAAAGCAGAAACTATCGGAAGGCAAGAATCTCATCAAATACTTCTGTGCTCCCTGTTCCCCAACCAAGGTAAACGGTGGCAGAACAAGAAATATGCCTTATCACGATATGGAAAAATGGCAGCAGTTCAAAGCCTATAATATCCGTGATGTTGAAACGGAAATGGGCATCAAGGATAAGCTTACTAGATTTCCAGTGTCTGATGAAATGTGGGATGAGTACCATCTTGACCAGGAAATCAATGATCGAGGTATTGGTGTTGATATGGATTTTGTTAAGAATGCTATTACCTTTGATGAAAAGAGCAAGGCTGCCCTTACAAAACAGATGCAGGAATTTACTGGTCTTGAGAATCCGAATTCTGTACAGCAGATGAAGAACTGGCTTTCAGAGAATGGACTTGAAACAGATAGCCTTGGTAAGAAGGTAGTGGCAGAGATGATTAAGGATGCACCGGAAGATTTGGCAGAAGTCTTGTCTCTTCGTCAGCAGCTTGCAAAAAGCAGTGTTAAGAAATATACGGCTATGGAAAATGCCGTGTGCGAAGATAACAGAGTAAGAGGAATGTTTCAGTTTTACGGTGCCAACAGAACTGGCAGGTTTGCCGGAAGACTGGTGCAGCTCCAGAACCTGCCTCAGAACCATATTCCTGACCTTGCCGAGGCCAGAGGGTTAGTTCGTACAGATAACTTTGATGCACTTGAACTTTTATATGATGATATCCCGGATACCTTGTCACAGCTTATTCGTACAGCCTTTGTGCCACAGAGAGATAACAAATTCATCGTTGCTGACTTTTCTGCCATTGAAGCGAGAGTCCTTGCGTGGCTTGCTGGTGAGAAATGGCGAATCAGGGTGTTTGAAGAAGACAAGGACATCTATTGTAGCAGTGCATCACAGATGTTTGGTGTGCCTGTTGAAAAGCATGGTGTTAACGGTCACTTAAGACAAAAGGGCAAGATTGCAGAACTTGCTCTTGGATATGGTGGTTCGGTCGGCGCATTGAAAGCAATGGGAGCTATTGAAATGGGTCTGACAGAAGATGAACTGCAGCCTCTTGTCTATGCCTGGAGAAATTCAAATCCTGCCATCACAATGCTGTGGTGGGATATTGATAACTGTGTAAAGGAAACAGTCAAGAAGAGAATCACAACCGAAACTCACGGCATACGATTTATGCATGAGAGTGGCTTTCTTTTTATCGTTCTTCCTTCCGGCAGAAGGCTTGCATATGTAAAGCCCAAGATGGGTGTGAATCAGTTCGGTGGTGAGTCTGTAACCTATGAGGGTGTTGGTGGTACAAAGAAATGGGAAAGGCTCGAAAGTTACGGTCCCAAGTTCTGCGAGAATATCACGCAGGCAATCGCAAGGGATATTCTGATGTATGCCATGCAGACTTTAAGAAACTGTAATATCGTTGCTCATGTGCATGATGAAGTCATCATCGAGTGCAGAAAGGATATGTCCCTTGATGCTGTGTGTGAGCAGATGGGAAGAACTCCACCCTGGGCAAAGGGTCTGCTTCTTCGTGCAGACGGCTATGAATGTCAGTTTTATAAAAAAGATTAATGAAAAACGTCCTTTTCAACCTCCTGCCAAGGCTATCTGGTAGGAGGTGCTTTTTATGCAGATTACAAAATTAGAAGACGGTGCAGCAGCACCAAAGCCTGACACAAAGGTGTTCACACAGGAAGAATTGCAGAAGGAATTTGACTTCATTCTCGCTGAAAGGATAGTTCGTAAGATGGCAGAAAAGGGACTTATTTCTGATGATGAATTACACAAAATATCGGAGAAAAATCGAGTTATTTTCTCTCCCTATCTATGCGAGATTTATCAGTAATTGACTTGATATATAACGGTTTCTACGGGAATATGTCATACGATAAAGCGAGGTGATATAAGTGAAGAATGTAACGAAAATCAATCAGGTTGATTTCTCCATTTTTAAGAAGACAAGGGTGGCTGCATACTGCAGAGTTTCCACTGATAGTGATGAACAGGAACTCAGCCTTGATACACAAAAAAATCATTATGAGAGTTACATCAAAGCAAACAGCGAATGGGAATATGCAGGTGTCTATTATGATGAAGGTATCAGCGGTACAAAGACTGCAAAACGAGATGGCTTGTTAAGACTTATGGAAGACTGTGAAAAAGGTCTTATCGATCTTGTTATTACAAAGTCCATCAGCAGATTCAGCAGAAACACTACCGATTGTCTGACACTTGTAAGAAAGCTTTTGAATTATGAAGTCTATGTTATTTTTGAAAAGGAAAATATCCACACAGGCTCTATGGAAAGCGAGTTAATGCTTGCTGTATTGGCCAGCATGGCAGAAAGCGAGTCACGTTCCATTTCAGAAAATGAAAAGTGGAGCATCAAGAAAAGGTTCCAGAACGGTACTTATGTGATTTCTTACCCGCCTTATGGTTATGCCAACGTTGATGGTGAGATGGTGATTATTCCTGAACAGGCAGAAATTGTAAAAGAGATTTTTGCAGGGTGCCTTGCCGGAAAAAGCACCAACATCATTGCAAAGGAACTGAATGAAAAAGAAATTCCTACCAAGAAAGGTGCTAAGTGGACAGGTAGTACAATCAACGGCATTCTTACAAATGAGAAGTATATAGGAGATGCCCTTTTTCAGAAGACCATTACAGATGCAAATTTCAAGAGAAAAAGGAACTGTGGCGAAGAAGAACAGTACTATTGTGAAAATCATCATGAGCCTATCATTGACCGTGAAACCTTTGAGAAAGCTAAGGAAGCAATTAGGCAGCGAGGACTTGAAAAAGGCAACTGCACCGAAGATACATCAAAGTATCAGAACAGATATGCCATGTCTGGTAAAATCAAGTGTGGCGAGTGCGGAAGAACATTTAAGAGAAGATACCACTATACTTCACACGGCAAAAGCTACAATGCTTGGTGCTGTGGCGGACATATTGAAGATTCGAGTTCCTGCTCCATGAAGTTCATTCGTGATGATGATTTAAAGAGAACCTTCCTTACCATGATGAACAAGCTGGTATTTGGAAACGACCTGATCTTGAAACCGCTCCTTATTTCCATTACAACAAATAATTCTAAAAAGAACGCAAACAGTGTGGAAGATATCGAAAATGAAATGAAGAGCAATGAAGAACAGAAAAAGCAGCTGAATACGCTGCTGACCAATGGGTATCTCGAAAGACCTGTATTTGCCGAGGCTCATAATAAACTGATTATGGAATATGATCATCTGGTAGCCAAAAGAGATTTATTATTCAGAATGGATGATGCCGGATATACCATGGAGCAGGCTTTAAAAGAATTAGTCGATTTCCTTAACGATGCAAAACCTTTTACTGAATGGGAAGAATCCCTATTTGAAAGATTTATAGAAAAGGTAAAAGTGCTGTCAAGGGATAAAGTTGAATTTGAATTTAAGTGTGGCTTAAAGCTAAAAGAAAGGATTGATTGAAATGGCACACATACCAGTAGGGTACAAAATAGTTGACGGTTGTGCTGTAGTTGATGAAACGGCTGCAGAACAAATAAGGGCAACCTACAGATACTATTTTGAAGGCAAGTCACTTATTAATGCAGCTAAAGAAGCTGGTTTTAAGATGAACCATGCATCAGTAAAGAGGATGCTTTCTAACAAGAAGTATCTGGGAACAGACTATTACCCACAGATAATTGACGAAGAAACCCAGACAAGATTTCTGGAGGAACTGACACGAAGGGCAGGAAACCTTGGAAGGCTCGACAGAAGATGCAAGGAACACAATAAGACAGTTCCTACAGCATTTCATTTCAAGCCAGCCGATTTAACATTTCCTGATCCATTCGAGCAGGCAGAATATATTTATAGTTTGATAGAAAGCGAGGAATAACGCATGGCAGGAGCAAAGAACATAACAGTTATTCCGGCAAGAAAACGTGTAGGTAATATAGTAACCGCAGAAGATAAGCCAAAGCTAAAGGTCGCAGCGTACTGTAGAGTAAGTACTGACAGCGAAGAACAGGCTACAAGCTACGATGCACAGGTTGAGCATTACACAGAATTCATTAGAAAGAATCCTGAATGGGAATTTGCCGGGATTTATGCTGATGACGGTATCAGCGGAACAAACACCAAAAAGCGAGAAGAGTTCAATCGAATGATTGAAGATACGATGGCAGGCAAGATTGATATGATTATTACAAAGTCAATTAGCCGATTTGCAAGAAATACCCTAGATTGTCTTAAGTACATCAGACAGCTGAAGGAAAAGAACGTGCCAGTATTCTTCGAAAAGGAAAACATCAATACTTTAGATGCTAAAGGCGAGGTACTTCTTACGATTATGGCCTCCCTTGCACAGCAGGAATCTGAGTCGCTTTCCAAGAATGTAAAGATGGGACTTCAATTCAGATATCAGAATGGCGAGGTACAGGTCAATCACAACTGGTTCTTGGGATACACCAAAGATGAGAACGGACACCTTATCATTGATGAAGACCAGGCTGTGGTAGTAAGAAGAATATTTCGAGAGTATCTGCAGGGAGCAAGCCTTAAGGCAATTGCAGACGGACTTATGGCAGACGGCATACCTACAGCAACCGGAAATAAGAAATGGCGTGGGGATGGCATCAGAAAGATACTTACAAACGAGAAGTACATGGGTGATGCCCTTTTGCAGAAGACCTATACGGTTGATGTTCTTACTAAGAAACGAGTATCCAATAACGGCATTGTTCCACAGTACTATGTTGAGAATAACCACGAAGCAATCATTCCAAGACAGCTGTTCATGCAAGTTCAGGAAGAACTCTTTCGTAGAGCACACCTTAAAACTGAAAACGGAAAGACCAAGAGAGTCTACAGTAGCAAGTACGCATTATCGAGTATTATCTACTGTGGCAAGTGTGGAGACCTTTTCAGAAGAGTGGCTTGGAAGGCCAGGGGTGCATCATACAACAAATGGAGATGTGCCAGTCGAATTGAGAAGGGTCCGAAGGAAGGCTGTGATGCCGATGCCATCAGTGAAACAGAGATTCAGAATGCAGTGGTAAGAGCCATCAATAAGACCCTTGGTGGACGAGAGCAGTTCCTGGTACAGCTACAACACAATATTGAGGATGTACTGAACAGTGACTCTACGGCAACACTCGAATACATCGACAGAAGAATGGCAGAGCTACAGGAAAAGCTGGTGCTTTGCGTAAATAAGAATGCCGAGTACGATGTTATTGCGAATGAGATTGATGCATTAAGGGAAAAGAAGGCAGCAGTTGTAACCAAGGATGCCGAGCAGGAAATGCTAAAAAAGCGAATCGAAGAGATGCGACAGTTCCTGCAGACACAGTCAAGCCGAGTGACTGAATACGATGAACAAATGGTAAGAAGACTCATTGAAAAGATTACAGTCTTTGATAACAAGCTTATCTTTGAATTCAAATCCGGCATGACACTTGAATTAAAGAGATAA